ATATAGGTAAATTGGCGGGGCGCATACCCTCAGATGAAGGTAAAAGATTAACCATGATGATACGAGTTGTGGCTAACTACATAAATTATTTAGAAGAGCAAAACAAAAGAGACAACGAAGACATAGACGGGAGATGTTAGTGAACCTGATAACAATAGACTTTGAAACTTTCTATGAGAAGTCTACCTTCAGCCTATCAAAGCTGACAACAGAAGAGTACGTGCGTAGTGATCGCTTTGAAGTGATTGGTGTAGCCGTTAAAGTAAACGATGGCGAGACCGAATGGGGTAGTGGCACACACGAACAAATTAAGAGTTGGTTAGATACCTACCCTTGGGCAGACTCTATGGCAGTTGCTCATAACATGATGTTTGATGGCTTTATCCTCAACGAGATATTTGACATCCACCCTAAAGCCTATGCGGATACTCTGTCTATGGGACGTGCGTTACATGGTGTCGAAGTGAGTAGCAGCCTAGCTGCCTTAGCCGAAAGATACAAACTAGGTGTTAAGGGAGACGAAGTTATTGCCGCTTCCGGGAAGAACCGTGAAGATTTCTCACCCGAAGATCTTGATAGATATGGTGACTACTGTGTAAATGACGTAGAACTCACGTATAAATTATTTCATGACATGCTCAAAAAGGGTTTCCCCAAGACGGAGATGAAGCTGATTGATTTGACTGTGCGTATGTTCTGTCAGCCGAAACTAGATTTAAACCTAAACTTATTAGAGCAACATCTACACGAGGTCAAAGCGAAAAAGGCTCAACTTCTTAACGTGGCTAAGGTTGATAAAGAGTCTTTGGCTAGTAACCCGAAGTTTGCCGAGCTACTTAAATCTGTGGGTGTAGAACCGCCCATGAAGATTAGCCCAACGACAGGTAAAGAAACCTATGCGCTTGCCAAAAATGACGAAGAGTTCAAGGCTTTAGCTGAACATCCTGATGTGATAGTGCAAGCGTTGGTAGCAGCTCGCCTTGGTACAAAGTCTACGTTAGAAGAAACTAGGACAGAACGATTCATCGGTATTTCCAAACGAGGGTTGATGCCAGTTCCTCTAAAATACTATGCGGCTCACACAGGACGGTGGGGTGGTAGCGACAGTGTTAATTTGCAGAACCTTCCCTCACGTGGCGACAACGCAGGTAAGCTAAAGAAAGCTATTGAAGCCCCTGAAGGTTATGTCATTATTGACGCAGACTCAGCACAGATTGAAGCACGTGTGCTTGCATGGCTATCAGAACAGAACGACTTAGTGGAGGCTTTTAAGAATGGAGAAGACGTATACAAGATCATGGCTTCGGCTATATATGGTAAGGGAACTAGCGAAATTACAAAGGAAGAAAGGTTTGTCGGCAAGACGACGATTTTGGGTGCTGGGTACGGGATGGGCGCTCCGAAATTCAAAGCGCAACTTAAAACATTTGGCACTGAGGTTACGGATGAAGAAGCGAGGCACATCATCCAAGTCTACCGAGAAACGTACCCGAATGTAGTTAGGTTGTGGCGAGAAGCTCAATTGGCCCTAGAGGCTTTAACTAAGGACAGTACAACAAGTTTAGGGCGTGATGGTGTACTTGCGCTGGTCCCAGAAGAGCGGTCAATACGACTACCAAGCGGTTTGTTATTACGTTATGATGGGCTAATAACCGTGCGGGATGAGAAGGGTATACAGTACCAATACAAAACTCGGTATGGTTGGAATAAAATTTATGGTGGTAAGGTGATCGAGAACGTATGCCAAGCTATCGCTCGTTGTATCATCGGCGAGCAAATGATACAGATCTCAAAAAGATATAACGTCGTACTCACCGTACACGATGCGGTTGCCTGTATTGCCAAAGAAGAAGAGGCTAAGGAAGCTCAAGTTTATGTAGAGGAGTGCATGCGTTGGACACCCGCATGGGCTAAAGGCTTGCCTGTTAATTGTGAATCAGGTTTTGGAAAGAACTATGGAGAATGCTAAGGTGGAGTACTCAGATTTTTATTTACATGCTATGCAAGAAATTACTAAGGCTCACGATGCGTTAGTAGCAAACAAATTTCAAGATGCCTATGACCATTGTTTGAATGCTCAAGTAGAAATTAAGTTAATGAGTGGTGCGGTTAGAACATGGATTCCTATTAATGAATAAATCAATCTCTTGGTCGTACTCAAGTATCAAGCTCTACGATCAATGTCCCAAGAAGTACTATCATTTACGGGTGGTTAAAGATGTTAAAGAACCTCCTACGGAAGCTATTATGTATGGGAAAGAGTTTCATTCGGCGGCGGAACACTACGTACGGGATAACGTACCACTACCACCACAGTTTAACTTTGTAAAGAGCGTCTTAGATAACTTAAAGCAGTTAAATGGTGATAAGTATTGCGAGCATGAAATGGGGCTAACAGAGAATCTTGACGCATGCGGATTTAAAGATCCAAATATGTGGTGGCGGGGTGTTGCTGATTTACTAGTTATCAACGGCGAAGAGGCACGAGTGCTTGATTACAAGACTGGAAAGTCTGCCAAATATGCCGATACCGATCAGCTAGAGTTGATGGCACTTGCCATATTTAAGCACTTTCCCCAAGTCAAAAAAGTCAAGGCGGGGCTACTTTTTGTCGTATCTAAAAATTTTATAAAGGACTCGTATTCTTTTGAAAATCAGGATAAGATGTGGCATAAGTGGATTAGTGAGTACAACAGGATGAAGTTTTCATACGAAAATGATGTATGGAACCCTCGTCCTAGTGGGCTTTGTAAGAAGCACTGTTTAGTTCTTGAGTGTGCACATAATGGGAGAAATTAAATGCCATACGTAAATAAACCAAGACCATATGCTAAAGAATACGAGCAACAGAAGGCTCGTAGCGAGCACCCTAATCGCATGGAGCGTCAACGTGCTAGACGTGCGGTTGATAAAAAAATGCCTGATAACAACGGCAACGGCAAAGCCGATGCTCGTGAAGGTAAAGACATAGCCCATAAAAAAGCTATGGATAAAGGTGGTACAAATAAAGATGGCACATACATTACAACACCATCAAAAAATAGATCTTTTAAAAGAGACAAAAAAAGTAACCTAGTGTCGGAAACTAGCAAACGTGAGAGAAAAAAGAAATAAATGGAAATAATAGGCAACAAAGTTCTTTTATTAAATCTTCGTAATCCAAATAAAGTTACAACTTTAATACCCAAAAGTAAGATGGTTGGGGAAAATCAAGTCGCCGTTAAATGGGGCTTAGACGAAACTCGAGTTCTTAAAAACCTACAAATAAAAAACATCCCATCACCTATCATGGGACAGTATGATTGGCCCGGACTACATAAACCGTTTGACCATCAAAAAGTTACTTCGTCTTTTTTAACTTTAAATCCTCGTGCCTTTTGCCTCAACGAACAAGGTACAGGCAAGACAGGTTCTGTTATATGGGCGGCAGACTATCTAATGAAGATGAAAAAGATAAAACGTGTGCTTGTTATATGTCCATTATCTATTATGGATAGCGCATGGAGAGCAGACCTATTTAAATTTGCTATGCATCGTTCGGTCGATATTGCTTATGGTTCAAAAGAAAAACGTCAGCGTATTATTAATTCAGATACTGAGTTTGTAATTATTAACTATGACGGTGTTGAGATTGTTCAAGAGGCTATTACTAATGGTAATTTTGACCTAATTGTGGTCGATGAAGCCAACGCCTACAAGAACTCACAGACGGTTCGCTGGAAGACCCTTAATCGGTTACTCAAGCCTGACACGTGGTTATGGATGCTAACGGGAACCCCTGCGGCTCAATCGCCAGTAGATGCTTACGGTTTAGCTAAATTAATTAATCCAAAAAATGTACCCCGTTTCTTTGGTAGCTTCAAAGACATGGTGATGTATAAAATATCCAAATTTAAGTGGGTCAATAAACCCAACGCAGATAAAGTAGTGTTTGAAGCCTTACAACCAGCCATCCGATTTACCAAGGACGAGTGCTTAGATTTGCCTGAGTTAATTTATGTAACCCGTGAAGTCGAACTTACTGCGCAACAGAAAAAATATTACGATACCCTACGAAAACGCTTGGTTATGCAAGCGGTGGGCGAGCAAGTCACTGCGGTAAATGCTGCGGTTGGATTAAGCAAACTACTACAAATATCTTGCGGTGCGGTATATTCCGATTCAGGGGAGACTTTGGAGTTTGATATTCAAAATCGTTATAAGGTGTTAAGAGAAGTAACTGACGAGACACAGCAAAAGATCTTAATATTTGTACCATTTAAAAACACAATTAAAATACTAACTAAAAAACTAATTGATGATGGGTTTAGTACAGAAATTATTAATGGTGATGTGACTGCTTCTAATCGTGCAGATATATTTAAACGCTTTCAAGAAAGCCCAAACCCACGTATTTTAATTATTCAACCACAAGCTGCGGCACATGGTGTAACACTTACCGCTGCCGATACAATTGTTTGGTGGGGACCAACACCTAGTTTAGAAATATACGCACAAGCGAATGCACGTGCGCATCGAGCAGGACAGAAGCATCCAGTAACAGTCGTAAGATTACAAGGATCGAATGCGGAGAAACACCTATATAAAATGCTTGACAACCGCATTACAGATCATTCAAAATTAGTTGAACTTTATAACAACTTACTTGATAAAGATAAAGTTTAGTAGTACAGTAGTAATACCGATAACGAGAATAAAACCAAGCCGTTATCATTTTAAAACAGGAGAATGTATGTCAGAAAACAAGACAGGGGTAGAGCCCCCCTTAGAAAAGCTCACTCGCATCTACATCAAAATGCGTGATAAAAAATATGAAGTTGTCCACGAGATGGAAGAGCAGATCAGTAAAATTGAAGCTGATATGAAAACCGTTAAAGTGGCTATTCTTCAACACATGAAAGACTCTGGAGTAGAGAGTCTAAGAACTAATTCAGGAACTGTTTATCGTACCGTTAGGACTACGTATTCAACTTCTGATTGGGAATCCATGCACAAGTTTATTCTTGAACATGGTGTGCCTGAACTATTGGAGAAGCGGCTTCAACAAACCAATATGCGGGCTTTTTTAGAGGAGAACCCTGAACTGCTTCCACCGGGGCTAAATTCAAACGCTGAATATTCAGTAACTATAAGGAGGAACTAAATGTCGGATGAACCGTTTGTGCCGATAGAGGACGTGGCTAAACACTTTTCGCTTTCGGTATCAACCGTCCGTGCATGGATTCGACAGGACTTAATCCCTTCGCTAAAACTGGGCGGTGTTTACCGTTTCAAGATTAGTGAAGTCGAGTCAGCCCTACGAAGACTAAACGGCGGAGAACTTGTAAGAGAGGAAGCAGATGGGAGCCTCACAGTAACAAATAAAGACCCTAAGCAAGCAGTACTTAATTTTAACCCTGACGATGATATTTAAGGAGAACGTCAAATGAGTGATTTAACATTATTTAAAGGTGGTTTACCTGCCTATTTAAAAGGTACAGCCGATGATGCAACTAATGCTTTAGCAGGCACAGGCGAAGGCGGTTTAGGCGCACGTCGTATTAGCATCAAAGGTGGTGTATTCCGTGAATTTATCGGTGGTAAAGAATACCGTGTATCGGAAGAGCGCTCTATGAGTGTGGTAATTATTAAAGCCGCACCAAAAGTTTCACGGATTTTCTACGCAGGTACTTATGTAGAAGGCGAAACCGTGTCCCCAACTTGCTGGTCAGCCGACAGCCAACGCCCTGATGAAAAGGTCAAAGAAAAGCAATCAGCCACCTGCTTGAATTGTCCACAAAACATCAAAGGTAGTGGTCAAGGTGATAGTCGTGCTTGTCGTTATCAACAACGCTTAGCCGTTGTTCTTGATGGTGAGATTGACAAAGAGGAAGTTTACCAACTTGTATTGCCACCTACTTCGGTATTTGGTGATGGTGAGAAAGGTAAACTCCCACTGCAGGCTTACGCCCGCCACCTGAAAAATCATGGTACACCCATAACGGGGGTGGTTACTGAGATGCGGTTTGACACAGCAAGCCCTACACCTAAGCTGATATTTAAACCAGTACGTCCAGTGACTGAAGAAGAATTTGAGGTAATTCAAACCTTGAAGGATTCTTCCGAAGCCGTTTCCGCAATTACCATGACGGTTGCACAGACCGATGGTGTTAAGGATAAAAAGCCTGCACTAGCCGCACCAAAAGCGGAAGCTGAGGAAATTGAAGAACCAAAGAAAGCCGCACCCAAGAAGGCAGCCGTTACTGCCGAGCCTAAATTAGAGGATTTAGTTGGTGAATGGGATGATGCTTAAATAACGTTTTAAGGGGGAAAGTGCATTTCACACTAGACATGCTTCACATACATGTCGCACGAGTACCCCGCCTAACAAGGGTGGCTAATGAACAATTTAGAATTTCTACGGCAAGTCCTAGGAGACGAAGGATACTACTGTATAGTTGGGCTAAAAAAGAACTCAGACAAACCAGTACAAAAGTTCTTTAAAACGCTTGATCAAGCAGTAGAAGTTGCTACCAATTTAAAAGACGAGGGCTATGATGCGTACTATGCACTAGCCACGTTTGAAGATGGCAAGTCTAGGAAAACCGCAAACGTTAAACAACTTAAGTCGTTATATGTCGACTTAGACTGCGGCCCAGACAAGCCATATCAAACACAGGCAGAAGCACTTGTAGCGTTAAAAGCTTTTTGCAAAGCAACAAAACTACCTAAACCTTCACTAGTTAATTCTGGTGGTGGTGTGCATGCTTATTGGGCTCTAACCGAACCTGTTTCACGTGAAACATGGACACCCCTAGCCGAGCAACTAAAACGGCTTTGTGACGAGCATGACTTGTTTGCCGACCCCGTTGTAACGGCAGATTCGGTGCGGATTCTCCGTGTGCCAGGAACGTTAAATTACAAGAACGACGAACCTAGAGAGGTTAAGTTACTTAGTGAGCCTGGTGAGCCACTGGAGTACAACACACTAAAAGATATTATAGGAGAACCAGTCCTAGTCAGACCGTCATATATTCCTCGTGGCGAGATGGACGAAGTTACCAAAGCTCTGCTTGGAAACTATACAAATCGGTTTAAGACCATCATGCTTAAGACAGTTAAGGGTGAAGGATGTAATCAGCTTAAATACATTATTGAGCATCAGGCTACCATGTCCGAACCAATGTGGAGGGCAGGGCTATCTATCGCTAAGTTCTGTATTGATGCTGACGTAGCCATAGAAAAAATATCTAGTGGGCACCCTGAATACAGTCCCATGATGGCTGATCGTAAGGTGCGTGGTATCAAAGGAGGTCCTTATACCTGTATTAAATTTGAAGAGTACAACTCTGGTGGATGCGACGGATGCCCTCATAAAGGTGTAATCAAGTCGCCTATAGTGCTAGGTCGTGAAGTACAGGAGGCTACAGACGAGGACAATATTGTTGAGGATTCGCCAGCCTACGTAAATCAAGGGCATACTCAGACTTACATCATCCCTAAATATCCTGATCCATACTTCCGTGGTAAGAACGGTGGTATCTTTAAACGAGTAATTAAAGAAGAAGATGAAGTCGAAGTAATGATTTATCACAACGACTTATACGTAACTCGTCGTTTAGAAGACTCGGATGTAGGTGAAGCTGTAGTTGTTCGATTGCACCTGCCACAAGACGGGGTTAGGGAGTTTACAGTTCCCTTATCTGCTGTTACTTCTAAAGACGAATTAAGAAAGTATATGTCTTCCAAAGGTGTAGCCATTTCAAAAACGGACGAAATTATGTCATATGTAACAACTTGGGTTAATCATTTGCAATTTACTAATAAAGCTGATAAAGCTCGTAGACAGTTCGGTTGGACAGATGAAAAGTGTGAAGCTTTTGTCGTAGGAGACAAAGAAGTTTGTGCGGATCGAGTCGACCATAACCCACCCTCAGCAGCGACGTCACAGTTATTTAGTGCGTTTACCTCAAAAGGTTCGTTTGAGGAGTGGAAAGAAGCCATGGACTTCTTTAATAGACCCGGCATGGAGATACATCAGTTTGCTATTGGGCTAGCTTTTGGTTCAATCTTTTCCGAATTTACTCCGGTTGCGGGATGTTTATTCCATATTTATAGTCCTGAATCAGGTATTGGTAAAACTACGGCTCTTGTAGCTGGCGCAAGCATATGGGGTAATCCACAGAAGCTGGTGTTAAAAGAGTCGGATACGGCAGCGTCAAAGATGAACCGTGCCGAGAAGTACAAAAACATATTCCTACCCTTGGACGAAGTTACCAACGCATCCGCTAAAGAGACTAGCGACTTTGTTTACCAGTACACATCTGGCTCACAAAGAAACCGTATGTCAGCAAATGGTAATGAAGAAAGGGTTCGTGGTGAACCTTGGAAACAGAATGCGGTCAGCACAGGTAATGCGTCTTTGATGGAGAAAATGAGTGCGTATAAAGCAATCCCCAAGGGTGAGGCTATGCGTCTGTTAGAAGTACGGGCTAAGCCTGTACCAGGTTTGGAG